GAAGATACTAAAGATAAATAATAATTAGTGAGGGCTAATATGACAAGCACTTGGGATAAGGTGCATCAACCGTGTCCTATCTGTAATAGTAGTGATGCCGTTGGTGTTAATGAAGATGGGTCAGCTAAATGTTTTAGTTGCGATACCTTCATGCCTAACTATAAAGAAAGTTGCGAAGGAAAAAATATGGAAGTACAAAAAGATAATACGTTTAAACAACCTGATAATGTATCAGTCGGTTCTTTTTCAGCACTGACCGATAGAAAAATATCACAAGCTACTGCTCAAAAGTATGGGGTAAAAGTTGTCCATGACTTACAGGGTAATGTAGTAAAACATATATATCCATTTTATAATGGACATGAGTTGGCTTCAACCAAAGAAAGAAATGTACCCAATAAACAATTCTTTTGGAATGGTTCGCTAGATGATACAGGCTTGTTTGGACAACAACTTTTCAAGAGTGGCAAGTATATAACTTTAACTGAAGGCGAGTGTGATGCTATGGCTACCTATGAATTACTAGGTAGTAAGTGGGCAGTTGTCTCTATTAAACGTGGCTCATCAGGAGCAGTTCGTGATGTTAAAGATAGTCTTGAATTTCTTGAAGGATTTGATAATGTTATCATTGCATTTGATAATGACAAGGCAGGTAAGGAAGCAGCTAGAAAAGTTGCTAGGCTGTTTAAACCTAGTAAAGCTAAGATACTTAACTTACCTAATGGCTTTAAAGACCCTAATGATATGCTCCGAAACAACAAGCACAAGGAGTTTGTTGAAGCATGGTGGTCAGCTAAAACCTATACACCTTCTGGTGTCTTAAATGTTTCTGAACAAAGAGACAAGTATCACACTAGAGAAAAGAAAAACAGTGTGCCTTATCCTTGGCAAGGATTGAACGATAAGTTGTATGGATTACGACAAGGTGAATTAGTCACACTTACTGGTGGAACTGGTCTTGGTAAATCCTCTGTCACGAGAGAGTTAGAACACTGGCTCATCAAAAGCACCAAAGATAATGTCGGTGTGATTGCTCTTGAGGAGGACTGGCGAAGAACTATTGATGGGATTATTTCTATTGAAGCTAACGCTAGACTATACATAGACCAAGAACGAGAAAAGTTTACACCAGAACAACTTGATAAATTCTTTGATGTCTTGTATGACGGAGAGAATAAAAACAGAGTTTGGGTTCATGCTCACTTTGGCACGAATGATATTGATGAGATATTTTCTAAACTTAGATTTATGATTATCGGTTGTGAATGTAAATGGGTTGTAGTTGACCACTTACACATGTTAGTAAGTGCAGTATCAGAAGGCGACGAACGTAGAGCCATTGATAATATTATGACTAGACTCAGAAGTATCGTTGAAGAAACTGGTGCAGGTATAATCTTAGTATCACACTTGAGAAGAGTTGATGGTAATAAAGGACACGAGAACGGTATAGAAGTAAATCTATCTCACTTGAGAGGTTCACAAAGTATTGCTCAACTGTCTGATTGTGTCTTGGCATTGGAAAGAAATCAACAATCTGACGATGGCGATGAGTCTCGTACTACAAAAGTCCGTGTGCTTAAATCAAGATACACTGGCGATGTTGGTATGGCAACACACTTGCTTTATGACTCTAATAGTGGTAGACTATCAGAGGTAGATATATCTGACATTCAAGTTGATGAAGATGAACACGGATTTTAATTATGGATTTAGTATTTGACATAGAGACAGACGATTTAAAAGCCACTAAGGTTTGGTGTATCGTTGCTCAAGATGTAGACACAAATGAAATATTTAAGTTTCCACCTAGTAAACTTGATGACGGTGTAAAACTTTTACAATCAGCAGATAGATTAATTGGTCATAACATTGTTGGCTTTGATATACCAATGATTAAAAAGTTTTTTGATGTAGACTTAACTAAGAAAGAACTTCTTGATACTTTAGTTTTATCAAGACTGTTTAACCCTACTCGTGAAGGTGGACATTCACTAGAAAAGTGGGGGTACAAATTAGGATTTAAAAAGATTGAGTTTGAAGATTATAAAAACTATTCAGCAGAAATGTTGAACTATTGTGTTCGTGATGTTCAACTCAATACTTTAGTTTACAAAGAACTTAAAAAAGAAGCCAGAGGTTTTTCCAAAGACTCAGTTTGTTTAGAACATTCTGTTTCTGATATAATGAAACAGCAAGAAGTAAATGGATTTAAGTTTGATGAAATGGGTGCTAATTTATTATTAGCAGAACTCAGAGAACAAATGCAATCTATTGAAGACGAAGTGCATAAAACATTTCAGCCTCGTTTGGTTGATGACAAGTTAGTCAGTCCTTATGTTAAGAAAGATGGTACTCTTTCTAAAAGAGGATTGACTGACGATGAATATGAAAGGTGTTTAAACACTTCCGATTATAGACCATTTATGAGACAGACTTTACAAGAGTTTAATCTTGGTAGTCGTAAACAGATTGGCGAATATCTGACTGACTTTGGTTGGAAGCCTGACAGATTTACACCTACCGGTCAACCTATTGTAGATGAGAAAACTTTATCAGAGATAACTCATATACATGAGGCTAATCTTATAGCTAGGTTTTTATTATTGCAAAAAAGAATTGCACAGATAGAGTCTTGGTTAGAAGCATTACAAGACGATGGTAGAGTTCATGGCTTTGTCATTCCTAACGGCACGATTACTGGAAGAATGACTCATAGAAATCCTAACATGGCACAAGTTCCAAGTATCAGTAGTGAATATGGTAAGGAGTGTCGTGCCTGTTGGATTGTTGACGAAGGAAATAAATTAGTTGGTATTGATGCTAGTGGTCTTGAAATAAGAATGTTAGCACATTACATGGATGATAAGGAGTTTATAAATGAAATCATTAACGGAGACATACACACCTCTAATCAAAAACTTGCAGGACTTGAATCAAGAGATAAGGCAAAGACTTTCATCTATGCCCTCATGTACGGAGCAGGAGATGAAAAACTTGGCAAGGTGGTTGGAGGAAATACATCAGATGGCAAAAGAGCTAGACAATATTTCTTTGATAATAAACCAGAATTTAAATCTCTTAGAGATAGAGTGCAGAGAGCAGCAGCTAAGAAGTACCTCAAGGGTATAGACGGCAGAAAGCTTTACATTAGAAATAATCATGCTGCTTTAAATACTTTATTACAAGGAGCAGGTGCTATCGTTATGAAGAAAGCATTGTCTTTATTAGACAATAAACTAAAATTAAATACTATTGACTATAAGTTCGTTGCAAATATACATGACGAATGGCAAGTTGAAGTGAGGGAATCTCAAGCAGACTTTGTAGGACTTCGTGCAGTCGAGTCTATAATAGAAGCAGGAGAACATTTTAATCTTCGCTGTCCTTTAGATGGCGAATACAAAGTAGGAGACAACTGGAGTGAAACACACTAATATAAAACCTAAGAACGGAGACATTAGAGCAGATGGAAAAATGTATGATGGAACTACTTGGAGAAAGAGAGGTATTAACCATCATCTTAATGAAGAAGGTTTAGTGTTCTATAAAAGAAAGTTTAGAACTATCGAAGGATACTTACAGCAAGGTGGCAACTTAGCTAAATTAGTTTTTGGTAAAATAAAGAAACCACAAGCTATTAGTAAGATTGCTAAGATGTTATACAACAAAGAAGAAAGTGGAGACATATATATTATAAGCAATCCATCTTGGAAAGGTTGGGTGAAAGTTGGTATGGCTATTGATTCTAAAGATAGATGCAACCAATATCAAACCTCTAGCCCTTTCAGAGATTATAAATTACATTACAGTAGATTCTTTAATGATAGGAAAGATGCTGAGAAAAAAGCACATAAACTATTAAAGAAAAACTCTGAACAGAAAAAAGGAGAATGGTTTAAGATTAGCAAACAAGATGCTAAGAATATAATCGAAACAATATGAAAAATTTAGATAACTTAATAGAAGATATTTATTCTAAGCTTTCTGTCTTAGGAGAAGGAAAGCCTCTTGATGCTAGTGCTGAAGATATAGATGCTCTGGGAGAAAGTATTAAAGAGGTACTACATCATTGGGCTAATCCTTCGCCAAGAAGTTCAGATATGCTAAGAATGTCTAATATTGGTAAACCTACTAGACAGTTATGGTATGATTTAAAATCAGAGAACGAGTCTACTGAGTCTTTACCTGCTCCAGTTTTTATTAAGTTTTTATATGGGCACTTATTAGAAGAAGTATTATTATTCTTAGTAAAGATTTCTGGACACGAAGTAGGTAATGAACAAAAAGAAGTATCCGTCTCCGGTATTAAAGGACACATGGACTGTACTATAGACGGAGAAGTAGTAGATATTAAGACTGCTTCAGGCTTTGCTTTCAAGAAATTTAAAGACGGTACGTTAGCAGAGCAAGATACCTTCGGCTATCTTCCACAACTTGCAGGTTACGAAGAAGCTGAAGGTACAAAAAAAGGTGGCTTCTTAGCTATGAATAAAGAGACTGGAGAGTTAGCTTTATTTAGACCTTCTGAGTTTGATAAACCTAATATTAAAAAGAAAATAAGAGATGTTAAGAAAGCAATAAAGCTTGACAAACCACCTCAAAGATGTTATAATCCAGAACCAGAAGGTAGTTCTGGCAATATGAAACTTCCTAAAGAATGTGTATATTGCAGACATAAGTTTGAATGTCATTCAGATGCTAACGATGGATTAGGTTTAAGAGTATTTAAATACTCAAGAGGCTACACTTATTTAACGCAAACACCAAAACCACCTAAAGTTATAGAGGTTACAAATGAATGGCAGAAAAGCAAAAAGACTACGTAAACATGCAACTCAGTTGTTAATTAGATGGATTAGGTCTATGACTCCTGATGGAGAAGATGCAACTAAAATTACTGCAAAAAATTTACAAGAGTTTTTACCTGAACAGACACATATATTTGCTAATAATAAATTTATGGTTAGTGCTTACACGCTTAGATGGTTTTATAAAAAGGTAAAAGAAAATCCAAACGCTACATTAGAGGAGATATTAAATGAGCAAACCTAAAACAATTAATGATATACTACTAGAGCAAGAAAGAGATATAGAACTAGAAAAAGAAAGAGATATGGTTAATAACCCTAAACATTATAACACAGGAGAGATTGAATGTATAGATGCTATTGACTCTATGTTAACCTCAGAAGAATTTATAGGATACTTACGAGGTAATTCTTTAAAGTATCGTTGGCGATTTAGATATAAAAACGGCACTGAAGATTTAAAGAAAGCAGAATGGTACGAAAATAAACTATTAGAATTATTAGATAAAATAGAGTATTACAGATAAGAATTATGGTAGAAGATAAAGTAGGACAAAAACCTTATTTAGGTATTGAGATAAATTACGAAAAAGAAAAAAATCTAGACAAGTTTAGTTTAGATACATTAAGAGATAGATATTTCTGGGAGGAAGAAACACATGCACAAGAGGCTTTTGCTAGGGCTTCAGTATTTGCTGCCACCTTCAAGGGTGTTACAGATTATGAAATGGCTCAAAGATTGTATAACTACAGTTCCGATTGTTGGTTCATGTTTAGCACTCCTATACTTAGCAACGGGGGAACAACTCGTGGGCTACCTATTAGCTGTTTTCTCAATTATGTTCCCGATAGTCGTGATGGGTTATCTTCTCATTATGACGAAAATATTTGGTTGGCTAGTTCGGGGGGTGGCATTGGTGGATACTGGGGAGATATTAGGAGTAATGGTATTTCTACTTCTAGTGGGAGTCGTTCTACTGGAAGTATTCCATTCATCCATGTAGTCGATTCTCAGATGTTAGCCTTTAATCAAGGCATAACTAGACGTGGTAGTTATGCTGCTTATATGGATATATCTCATCCAGAGATTGAAGAGTTTATAAACATGAGAAAAGAATCCGGTGGAGATATAAATAGAAAGTGTTTAAACTTACACAACGGTATTAACATTACTAATGATTTTCTTAAAGCTGTTAGAGATGATGCAGATTGGAGATTGATAGACCCTAAAACAAATGAAGCTGTTAAAACTATAAATGCCAGAGAACTATGGTGGCAGATTATTTATGCAAGAGCAGAGACTGGTGAGCCTTACATGATAAATATAGACAACTGTAATGATGCTTTACCTCAAGGACAAAAAGATTTAGGCTTAGAAATAAAACAAAGCAACTTATGTTCAGAGATAACTCTACCTACTAACGAAGAAAGAACAGCCGTATGTTGTTTGTCTAGCGTTAACTTAGAACATTATGATGAATGGTCTAAAGATGATTACTTTATAAAAGATTTAATAACTATGTTAGATAATGTTCTACAACATTTTATTGAGAATGCTATTGACACATCGCAACTTGGAGAGTATAATGCTAACTATAAAAGATTTAAAGGATATGTTAAAGATGGTAAAGAAGGATTTACAAAAGCTGCTTACTCGGCTTACAGAGAACGTTCTTTGGGATTGGGTGCGATGGGTTTTCATGCCTATCTACAATCAAACGGCATTCCTTTTGAAGGAATCCAAGCTACGGGATTCAACTATCAAGCGTTTAAACACATTAAAAGTAAAGCTACGAAAGCTAGTCAGGAACTCGCTGATATTCGTGGTGAAGCACCTGATGTATCTGGTTCTGGGATGCGTAATGCTCATCTCCTTGCCGTTGCTCCTAACGCTAGTAGTAGTATTATATGTGCTGGTACGTCTCCCTCAGTAGAGCCTTATAGGGCAAATGTCTTTACTCATAAAACTTTATCAGGTAGTTATCAAGTAAAAAATAAATACTTGGAAAAAGTTTTAAAAAGTAAAGGATTAAAAGGAGAAGAACTTGAAAACCTTTGGAAAGATATTGCTGGTAACAATGGCTCAGTACAACATCTTTCTGTGTTAGACGATACAGAAAAAGAATTATTTAAAACTGCCAATGAGATAAATCAAATATGGATTATTGAACATGCTCATAAACGACAAGAGTTTCTCTGTCAGAGCCAATCAATAAATTTATTCTTTGTGTTG